TCACATGGGCAGTTCATCATCATCGTCAAGCTCCCGAAACTCCATCAACTCTAACATCTGCTCCTGCCGCCCCTCATGCGTCTGCTCGTACAACCTGTGTATCCTCCGCAGAAACGCCGCCCATGTGTCGGGGTGACTGTCCTGTACCTTCTCGTATTGCTTGCTTAACGGCTCGTTGCTGATGATGTACACCGTGGTATAGCAAGCCTGTTTGTTGGCGTAGCGGCTGGGAAGCACCAGAGGATACACGTCCAGATAGTTCAGCATGTCGGATATACGAAGTTGTGACCGGAATTCATCAAACACTAGGACAGGCTCTCCACGGTAACTGTCAAAGGGTCGGTCATAGTCCGTGACCCGGTACACGTCGCGCGGACAGTGGGCCTGATAGATGCCGCGCGTCTTGCCTGTGCCTGTCTTGCCCCAGATGTATGTAACCATCAAATCACTCCTAAATTGATCGCAGTACTTGTCATAACGGTACGCTTGCCGGACACGCTCGATCAGGCTGTGGTGTTTGATGTTGTTGGGGTTCTTCTCGTATATCTCACAATCGGTCAAGCCGTCCTGTATGTCGGTGTAGAGTTCGTTAAGGTCAGTACGCCGCCCCTGACGCTCTTGCGGGAGATCGCCCCATTCTTCAAACGTGCCGTCGATTTTCGTGCCGTGCTTCTCGTCATTGGCCCATTTGCCCTCCTTGGCTATGTAGTCCCGGTTCTGCTGGGCCGTGCCCCGGCACTCTTCGATATGGGCCGCTGGGAAAAGGCTTTTCAACCTAGAGAACCGGACGACATTAGAGCAATGCAGATACAGGTGAGTATGATGGGTTTCCTCTTTTTGGCCCTGTTCATCTGCCATACAGTAATAGACAAGCGGATTTATATCGGTTAAAGCTTTCTTAATTGCGTCATGGGAAAATCCATGGCCAGTAGGGTTGTTAATGGTGAGCTGCCATTTTCGGGACTGTGTGTCCCGCTGTTCTGACAATGCCATCCCCTCCCCTCATTCATTTTGGTACATCTGGTACAGTTGGTACGAATTACGTGTACCAAGGTCAAACCATTGAGACACAAGGGCTACAGAGTTTGGTACAGAAGTGGGCAGGTAATACTAGGGCCTGCGGCCCCCTGCCCACTTCCCGCCCCTGCGGGGCGGCGGGACGGCGGGGCGGGGTAAACCCGCTTCCCGCCGCTCCCGCTTACACCCGCGCTACTGCGGAGGGGGCGAAGAGGCAAAGCCGACCTTGACCATCGCTTCGACTTTGCACCAAGTATCAAATAGCTCCCGTATATCGTCCGTCTGAATGAACGACCGCCGCCACTTGCGGTGTATCCTGGCTTTCTTGTCCGGCGTGGCCGAACTCTCGATAAAACTGTTGTAATCCTCAGCGTCGAAACACCGCTGAAACGTCCAACGCCCGGCCCATGTCCGGCACTCTACGATGTCATAGCACTGGCGGCGGAGCTGGACGGCCACGTCCTTGAACACTTGGGCCGTGGCCACGATCTTGACGCGCTGTTTCCGCTGTTGCGATATCTCCCGGAGCAGGCTGGGCGGGAAGTCCTTCCACGCATTGGAGGCAAACTCGCTGTGTATCTCGTCAATGGCGAAGATCACACCGTCCGCGCTCCGCTCCTTGAGAAGCTGTTCCCAGCCTTCCAGCGGCGCGTCCTGTTTGCCGTATCCGAAATTCGTAAAAATCCGCACGTTCGGATACCGGGCTTTCATCCGCTCCAAATACTCGACCGTGGAAATTGTCTTGCCGCCGCCCTGCCGGCCGCAAAACATGGTCAGGCCGTACTCCCGGAACTGCTTGCGCCCGGAACGGATGAAGCGGGATATGTCCCGGAACTTCCAGACAAAGAACTGGAAGAATTTGAATAGAAACCGCATGTGAAACCCTCCTTATTGTCCTCCCATGAATGGGATAAAGTCTTTGACCGCTCTTACTAAACTTATCATCATGTGAAAGGTAACCCAAAGTATAACGCTTCCCATACAAAGCACAATAACATCCCATGGTAATAAATACGCTGTATTGGAAATCAATGTCAATGCACCCGCAAACCATCCTCGAAATGCGCCGCCATCTAACAATGCTTCCATTGGCAGTACATCTACAAGCTTTCCAACAAAGGCAAAAGCAGTAATCATTATCAATTGAATTATCATTCACCTTTACTCCCCTTCCTAGAACTATCCAACATTACATTTGATAATACTGTGCTTCTGTTTAAGAACCTGTATATTTGGTTTATCCAAAACAGCACTAAGAACACTGACATCACCGCACGAATTATATTATGGACACTGCCTTTTACTTGATTGAAAGGTTTTATACTTAAATACTCCATACGAACCATTCCAACTCCATACACATCAATGTCAGCCACATATCCGCTATTCTCAACAACATCAGCTCCTGCCGTATTTCTTATATCGTCTAACGCACTTATTAAAACCTCTGCACCCAATTTATGGTTCAATTTATTAACCAATAACTCCACCTGTTCATCGAAAAAACCTTCCCGAGGCACAAAGGCCAGCTTGAATATGAAAAACTCCGAGGACGGGTTAAACAGGTTGATAAAGATTTTCAGCAAGTCCACTATGTACACGATCCACTCCACCAGCTTGTCCCACAACATGCGGACAACCTCTCTTGCCCATCTGAAAATCTCCAGAAACAGTCTTACAAAAAACTGTAGCCAATGCAAAGGGTTAAGATCATCCGGCATTTCCGGCATGTGAAACTCCGGCCACTCCAACGGGCCGGGACGTTCGGGCCATTGGATTTGAGGGATTTCACCATCATTGGGCGGCCCCTGACCGTCCCAATCAGGGTTATACATATAAGGCAATATATCATCTTTCGGTGTGTCTACTCTTGTAAATGGCCATATTCGTGTCCTCTCATAGTTCCCCATGTTGTCCAAATAAACAAGACAAAGCGCAATCATAATATATCTTTCATCGGTACGCAATAAAGTATCTGCATACGCATACCCAAAATAAAAACCGTATAAATTGGTTGCTGTCGCGCCACTCGCTATTGTTGTAAATTCCCTTCTTAGCGCGTCCTCACCAAATACGCCACCTCCAACTAACGGACGTTCACCTTTCAAATAAAAACGCAAAGTGCTTGCTTCATCTAGTCCCGGTACGCCGGGTATACTATATAATGTTTTTGGAAGATAATAGGGACGCATTATATACCCGTGTAATTCCTGCAAATTGGTGTCGGTGTATATGTATCTGTAACCGTTAGCCATAGTATGCCCTTCTAAATCCAATTGCTTTAACGGTTCATCCCATAACACATATTGGGCATAGGTTATATGAACTGGGGGCGGCGTCGGGATTGGAATTTCTCCACCGTTTTCATCATCCCTGTATGAAGCACCCGGATCTTCTGGATGCCAAGGGTCAAAGATAACTGCCGCCGCGCTGGGCACAAAACATGCGAACAACAAAATAACGACCATTGAGAAGGCCGTGATTTGCTTGAATTTTCGGTTGAGCGTTTGCTTTGTCATTGTGATACCTTCCTTTCATAGTCTCGGCGAAAGACGCAAGGCGGGGATGGAGAGGGCTTCCCGGTTGGGGGCTTGCAGGGGAAGCCCCTCCCCGCCTTGCGGTTTCCGCTTAGAAGAACGTGTGGATGATGCGCGGGATCAGGCGCACGCCGATCATGACGCCCATGATGCCGAGGGCGATGGGCAGAACAACGCCGAGGTTTGACATGATCGCGTCAGTCAGCGGCTCCAGCATGGAGGCCGTGATGGTGAAAGCTGTGGTACTGGGCATGTTTGCACTCTCCTTTCCCCTACCAGAACAGTAGGTACTTTAATGGCCTAAAGATAAGCCATGCTACAAACGCCGCTCCTAAAAGGGCGAGTGTGCCTAAGATAATGGCGTGGAAGGTTTCGGTTTGCGTCAGAAGCTCCCGCGCGGTCGCGGTCAGCTCCTGCATGTGTTCCAAAAGCTCCTGCGCCTGTTCGGGCGTTAGTGCGCTCTGGCAATCACAGTATAGTTCCCAAATATCCATTTACCTTCCCACCTTCCCGGCCAGCCATATCATGAAACGCGCGGAAATCTCCATTGCTTGGAATATGATGTTGATGTACACGCTTGCGTCCCCCTATTTCTTCTCGGCCTTTTTCACGACTTCCACTTCGACGAGGAAGCCTTTGCTGTTATAGCCGAGGTCGAGCAGATCGCCGACGCTGACCTCCGGGTACGCAAGGTTGGAGAGATAATTAAAGTAAACCTCTTCCGCCTTTTGTCCCACAACGTCATGCGCTTTCGTTGTCACGTAGATGGTCTGGCCATCATACGGCTTGCCAGTGCTTTTGCTGGCCGCGCCTCTGTTTCGCGTTCCGATACCGATCACTTGAGCTTTCATGTTGTAATTCCTCCTTTCCTTGAGCGTTCCGGGTCAGTTTGTTGGAGATTTCCGCGCGCGCTGGGGGGCTACTGCTTGGGCGGTGACGGCCCTGTGAAAAGGAACGTCAACACGACCATCAGCGCCGCTATAAATGCGGCTATAGCTAAAATTGTCTCTAACTGCATGGGTTAATCCTCCTTTCTGGCTGGGGCTGGGGCGCGAACCACGATATCCCCCGGCTCGTACGGCTTGGGGGCGTCTCTGCCCCTGCGGCGCTTGGGTAAGCTGATATCGAGTTTCCGCGCGGCGTGTCTGGCCCTGTAGGTTTGCGCCGCCGCATAGGGGATACGCCACATGTGTTCGAGCTGGTATGCGCCCTCTAGGTCCCCGCTGGCGATCAGCTTACGGATCAGTTTCTCCGATACGTCCATAGCGTCCGCTAAGGTCTTGACGCTGTAGTCCGGCCTGTCCGGCTCGATGTGCTTATAGATGATGGTCACCGCCTCCAGTAGCCGGAAGTAGTCCTCCATCCGCTGGCGCTCGGCTTTGCTGGGTTCTAGGTCCAGCCCGGCCCGGTACTCTATGTACTCGATGCAGGTCATCATCTTCTCGTACAGGCTCGACGCGTGCGTTTTGTAAGTCATGGGGACACCTCCTTTAACAACTTTCCAATACCCGCCAATGATTTGTTCATATTTTCGATGTTCTGAAAGCTTTGAGAAATGTAAATCTTAGTATCATCGTAGGCCACAACACGCCATCCAACAAGCTGTAGAGCTTCTTGCAACCTATA